AATCTGTCCTGCACGACCCCTCATGGAACACTGGAGGAGGTTTGGATACTCCAGGTCATAATTTAGGATGGCAGCGATCTGATCCCCAATATCGTTGACCTCACATAACACCCATGCGTTGTTGTATGCCTTCACCGCATCGAAAATAATCGATGGGAACAACATGGGTTTGATTTCATTGTTCCTATATTTTGCAACTACTTTGTGGGGATATTCAGTAATATCGACAACAACAAAAGCTGAGTAATCTTGCCCACCACCTCTAGCCACGTCAACAGTACAAACATAGTCATGTTGATCTTGAGGTTTTTCGTATACATCTAATCCGTTACCTGACTGAATTGGTTTTTCATATACCAATGCTCTAAGTTTTGCAGGATTAATTAAAGTATCAACAGATCCTAAGAACTCACACTCAAACTCAACACGGAACTGTTGTTCACTGGTGTTCTT